CCTTCTAAATAGTCAGCATTGTTTGCTTGCAATGAAAGGTCAGCATTAAGACCATATATGCGGTCAATAATAGCTCCATAGATTGAACTATTTGTTTTTGCATTTACAGCTTTTTCAGACTTTACATATCTTCTTAAAATACTTGCTTGCTCGGTTTTTAACTTACCGTCTTTTTCTGCTCTATCAATTTCTAATAATCTTTCATCAGCATCTATTTCTGTATCTTCTACAGAAGAAGACATTGCCATATAGTTGTCAACACTATTAATTGTGTCTAGCAACGTATTCTTAGTAATCTGCTGTTTAACCAAATCTTTATAGTCTTTAATTTCAGACTCAACAGCGGCAATAATAGACTTGCGCTCTTTTTCATCAACGCTTACCATTTTAGTTGGATCTTCTGGATCAAGAACCTTTAAAACAGTCATTTCTTTTAAACCAGCAAGCGAGTTATTTAAAATTGTAATTTTTTCTTTTGGTTTGTTTTCTAATTCTGGGTTGTTAATAATGTCTCTTCGTAGCTCGCCTAGGACTCCAGCCTGCCTATAGTCAGCCATTCTTTTTTCTTTTTCTTTATAGTATTCTTCAAAATTAACAACATCTGGGCCAGCAGATATAACAGCGTTATCTTGGTCGAGTATAGATTGAGCTAAACCTTCAGCATCACCTTCAGAAGCAAGGTTACTTTGCTCGTTATAAAAATTAATACCTGCTTGAGTAATTTCTATTTTAGAATCTCTAATTGCATTTTTAGCTTGCTCTTTAATTATTTTATTGCCAGCAGTATTGGACGAGCGATAAAAATAGTTATCTACACTAGCTTTGGCCTCTACTGGTAAATTAGCAGACAAACCCTTATAGCCTTCAGTTACTTGTTTTTGAAACGCTGTAAAGTCATTAGGATTTTCTGTTGCTACTCTAGCAATCATGTCACTAGTTTCATTTTGTATGCCAGCCGCATAACCTTGAATTAATTGATTGTTGTAAGCTGTAGCGCCCCACGCTAACGGATCTCTTTTCTTTAACTCCTCACCTTCTTCTATTGCTTTTTCAGCGGCCTGCTGTGCTTGCTCAGGAGCCAACTCGGTAGCCTTAGCCCTTCCAAACTGTTCAGCAACGCCTGCTACAGTCTCTCCTAAGCCTGCTAGAGCCTGCATACGCCTAGCCGCAGAGTCATCTACACCAGTAGGGCGGAACTCTCCGTAAGATAGAATACGTTGTTGTCTAGGTCGTTTAGCCATTATTGTTTCCTATGTATCAGTTATGCAAACGCGTTTGCAACTTTTGCCGTACCTTTAAGCAAAGTAGATGCCGCGCCAATATTAGCAGTTCCTCTAGCCATTCTAGCTTTTCTTAATGTTTGTGCTTCGGCTAACCTTTCAGTTAATCCTATCATTGCTTCACTTGTGCCTATTTGTTTAGCAGTTTCTAAAGAAAGACTAGCAGTAGATCCTTCACCTGTTTCTCCAGACATAGACGCACTAACAATGTTAGATGCAAGGACTTTGCTTAACTCTTGTCGTCTTTTTAGTTCACGCCCTTCAGCCGCAATCTTTTCTTGTCTAGCTTGCTCTTCTAAAGCATCTTGTTGCGCTTTGCCAGATTCAACTTGACCGTAAACATTAAGCCCTGTTCCTACGGCTGTCGCGGCTACTGCCGCACCTACAGCGGCACTTCCACTACCTATTGCGGTTAATGCCGCCACTATTCCAAAAGTCATCTAAATATCCTCTGGCTCTAACAAAGCCGCTTCTATCTCGTCTATATCAGTTAAGTGTGTAGGGTGATACGTAATCCATACACAGTCTGTTTCAGCGTATATAACACGCTTAGTTTGCGGAATAGTCTCTCCCATAAACGGAGCCTCTATATCCAAGTTACCAAATTGGCTAGACACCTTACATCTACCCTTTACCACCATGTACAAGTGAGTCGTCTTGTGTAACGCTCCGACCAAACATACGCCAGCAGGTATAAACAACTCTCTTGCATATAAGCCATCACTAAAATGATGCTTGGTTTCTAACTCTACAGTATCACCTTGTAACATCAATGACTGTAGTTTTAATATCTCATCTTGCTTTGCTACTTGATTTAAGATGATTCTACCTCGTATTCTATAGCCTGTATGTGGAACGGTGTAGGCTCAGGAATAGTAATCTCTGGCTGTACCTCTATTCCCCATCCATTACCGCCATTGTTATCTTGTATAATACCAGTTTGTTTAGGAAGATTGGAATCTAATGGCGAGTTAGCCGCATCACCAAACTGTCTAATAGGTACAGGATTACCATCAATATACACACCTGAGCTTTCATACACTCTTAGATTCATGCGATTAATCTTCTTCTCACGCATTTGGTTTTGTCCTGCAATCCTATTTGAATTAGTATTCAAAGGCATACCCACAATCTTAGGCGTAAAGTTATAACCTACCTCTACGTCAATAACACCAGTAGAAGGGTCTTGCTCAAGGATAAATGACTTTTCTTCATCAGTTAAAATAATGTATCCAGAAGCAGGGTCAACCTGTACTACGCGGTTATCTAATGTTGTTCCTCTTGCTACAACACTAACTGTCTCTCCATCTAAATGATGTGAAGCTAAAGATAAATTATTTCCACTTATACTTAAACTGGTTTCAAGTCTAACAGATGAGTCCATTAGGTAGTCAAAGTCCCACTTTTCTATTGTGTAAGTAGTAGTAGTGTCAGTTGTTCTTTTGTTTACTAAGAATAAATCATTGTTAACAACAGATACCGATACAGTCTTGAGAGGGTATGCAGAGTTAGTATCTCCATTAATCCACTTAGTAAAACCATTAATGTCTTGTGATCTAAGCGTATTTAAAATACTAGAAGTGCCATCTTGGTTTACAATAAATACCCAGTTAGCATCTTCAGACAATGATCCTGTTAAAGATCCTAAGTCTACTGGATTATCAATAAGCTGTGAGGACAACACAGAGATGTCTGTACTGTTATAAGCATCTTCATTGTAGTTATACAGATAAGATCGTAGTGTTCTACCGTTTTGGTCTACAAATAATGTTGCACCATCTACTGACTTAACCTCTAAGAAAGATGCTCCATGCTGTGTTTGCGCTTCAATAGTAATGTCAGACGGAGTATTACCCTTAACAATAAACTCTGCCCCTGCTGTAAACACCTGTAGGCCACGATCAGGGTTAATGTCGATAATCTCTGTTAGCTGTCTTGAGGATATTGTTGTAAAGATACCCTCGTCATCATCACCTTCTTCTGTGTAGAAATCAAAGAACGATCCAGACCTAGATGCAAACAAACTCTGTAGCTTAGACTTTGTACCACCTAACCATAACCTTCCTGCATAGAATGCGGCTGTCTTAGGGTATCCTCTAGTTGAAGACCATACGTCTTCTTTTCTAGCCACTCCTTGCGTAACTAAAGCAAAAGCTATTTGGTTAGCAGTACCGCCACTGTCTGAAGTTGCAAAACCAGAAAACAATTCAAATTCTTTTGTAGACTCACCAGAAATAGTAATAGTGTATGCGGCTGTTCCTGTTCTGCTTACAGACACACCTGTATCACCAAAAACAGGCATTTCTTGTAAATTTTTCTCTATGTTAAATGCAGAAGATGATTGTTCATTAGCATTAGCATCTCCAGCAAAAGTAATGTTTTTACTTAACACGCCCTCGACATCTATCTGAAACCTATCGCCTGTTTCAAAATGACCTAATGTCATCGTTGTTACATAACTTGTAGGTGTAGGGCTAGAAGCATCATCATAATCGTACTGAGGCACGTTAAGAAAAGGAATGTCGTCAACACTAAACGCAGATAAACCTGTGTGTATTATTCTTTTAGGATGATGATTCTCATGGAACATTAACATAACATTTTCTGTTTGCACATCACGTACGTTTGCAACTTCAGTAGACTTAAAAGGTAACGGCAAATAAGCTACAGGAACAAAGTTAAATGTTTGATCTGTTACTCTGTAAATAGACATATTACCAAAAGAAGGTGACGTATCAGCACCTCCAGTAACAACACATAAATAATGCCTGTCTGTCTCAATGCTAAAGTCAAACGTCTTAACGTCAGAAACATTGCCTGTTGAGTAAAGAACATTAAACTCACTAAGTTGTATTTTTAAAGTTCCTAAGTCGCCTGTATCACCAGTTCTTACTATTCTGTAGTATTGACCAACAAAATCAGAATCTAAACGAATACGAATAGATTGCGCTTCTGCTGTAACAGTTAAAGTCTCTTCGGTAGTCCAAGAAGAACCGTTGCTAGAAACTTGAATTTTAAATTGACCAGAGCCAGTTCCGCTTAGTTTAATGTCTTTAACATCTATAAACACACCTCTATCAGTTGTCCCAAGAACATTATATAAAGCTACTATATATTCATCATCTGGCGCAGATTGTCCTGTTGTTCCTAATACACCAATATTAGTTGTTGTTAGTCCTACCGTTGTCCGATCAAAGTCATTAATATTAGCAACAGTACCGCCTCTAGGCATACTTGAAGTAAATGTTGTAAATGCAGAATATGCAAGGTTAGGTGTACTAACTGTTTTAGTAAGAGTACCACTAGCACTAGGATTATTAGTCCCAACCGTCCTTTCTGCGTAGACAGTATATGGAAGACTTGCTCCAGTAAAAGAAAGCACCGTAAAAGTAGAGGAATTATTTGTATATGTAGCGCCAACAACAGGCAAGCCAGAAGTAACATTAAACGAAAATAATTGCCCTAATCCACTAAAAATAAAAGGAGCTACAATGTTTTCTGCGGTATCTACGTGTTGTGTGCCTGCTCTACGCTTTAACCCTCCCTGTGGGACGATAAGGACGTTTTCAGCAGTTTGCATTCCCTGATAGTATTGCTCAAGATCAACGCGGCCTTTAAGTAATGGTGACAACTCTCCGCTTACAAAAGAACTTTGTAGAAACTTCGACTTCGCCATAACTAAAACCTTACATCAATAAACGGACGATCTGTAATAGGGGTTATTGGGTATTGTTGAGAATCAGTAAATCTTGCCATTCGAGAAGCGTTTACATATTGACCAGCGTTAGCTTCCATAGATGCGGCACTGTCCCTGATAGATGGAGCAAAGTCCATCGCAAGTCTGTACTCAATCATCTTACTAAAGTATACAGGCCATGCTGATTCTGGAGCGTTGTAAATGTAATCAGCGTATATTGCGCCAGTTGAATTTGAGTATAGCTTGTCGCCATAGATAGTGTAATTAACTTGAGGATTAATCTTGATAAGAAACAAGAGGTCAGCAGGAAGTTGGTAGATAGACTGCCACTCAGTGCCTACTGGAGTTTCTGTTGTTAAATCTAGCTGTGCTTTCTTTTTAGCAAAGCCCCAACGGTATTTAGTTAATTCGTTTTGTACGATGTTGTCATACAGATTGTTAGCAACAGTTTGAGCGCGTGAGTTGCCGACTAAAGTTGTAATAGGCAAATCCCCAATTAAAATTAACGCATTAGATATTAGCTGGATTTTGCTTGCCATAATAAACCTTTATGTAAGAAAGGGGGGACGAACCCCCCAGACGTTTTACTTTGTTACTTACGCTGTTACTGTAGTACCACCAGCCGCAGTAATGCTTGTAGCGGTTTGGGTCTTAATGTAAGTAATAGTTACTACTGGAGCAGTTGCAGTGGTAGTATCTTTACAGATGATTAAATCACCAATGTTAAACTCATTGATAGCGTCAAGGAAGTAATCTGCGTTATCAACAACTGTTTTAGCATCAGTAGAAGTATACTGCCAAGTGCTTCCACCTGTTCCTGAACCGCCAATGCGGCATAAACCTGATCTTGCAAAAGCCATGATATTTCCCCTTATACGTTATCTTTGTATTCAACTTTAACGACACCGCTTGAGTCACGGACAACAGAGCCAGCTTTCAAACAGCCGTTGCTCAACCATGAAGTACGGTCTGCAATCCAATCAACAGAAGTCTTCATGTCCATGCCAATAGCAAGACCAACAGCGTCGCGCGCGAAGAAGAATGAGTCAACAGTGTTACTAGCAACAGTCAAACCACCTTCAGAACGATCATCAAGAACAACAATGTTGAAACCTTGCAAAGTGTTAATGTCACCACTTACAAGAGCCTTAACTGTTTGATAATCAGAAGAAGTAGCTTTCTCATCTTTGAGAAGTCCACCAAGTCCAGCGGCATTGATTGCACCAGTAAGACCTTCGTTTGGTACACCAGCGGCACGTAGGTTTACGTGAGCTTCAGTCAACTTAGCCATAGTTAAAGCCGCAGAACCGTGAGCAACAGTAGAACCACTGCTTGCATTCATTGCGTCAATTACTAGTTGGTCAGAACGACGACCAAGAGCACCAGCGATAGTGCTTGCTAGTTCTTGCTTCTCGTCAAAGTTTACTTCAGTTGCGTCAAAAATATCAGTGTACTCTGGAGCATTCCAGTTTTGCAAAGTAGCAATAGCGAAATCATAAGTTACGTCCATAGGAGTGACTAGATCAGAAGTAGACTTCTGGTTAGCTAGACCTTTACCCATGTTACGGAATTTATAAGTGTCACCAACTACATTGTTACGAACAGTTACGAAAGGCTTGAGAAGCCCTTTTGTTGCATAAGCGTGTTTTACCATGCTATCGAATTCAATCGACGCTACGGCAGATAGATTCTTACTCATAATAGTTTCCTCGAAAAAGAGTAATTAAAAAAGTTTTTCAAGGTTTAAGCTGAGTACCCAGTAAAATTGGTCAGCATTCAACCTAAAATTACTGGGCCTTGGTGAAAAGGGTATCCAGTGTCTTGATTATACACCTTTTACCCTGTATTAATCAATTATTGAGAACCGCCCCACGCTTCCATCATTATCTGAATCTTGCGCTCATGGTCAATATTGGTACTTCTGAGGAGGTTTCCTTGCTCA